GCCGGAGGAGAGAACGGGGGTGGGGCCAGTGTTCTCGCCCGATTTTCAAAGCATCGCCACTGATAGAACTCTGCAACATCCTCGGCAAGGTGCGCGATCATCTGGCAAGCGCCATGGCCAACGGCAGGCTGGCGGAGGCTGAATTGAAGGAGCTCGTGCGGCTGGCGGAGCGAAAGCAAAGGTTCGGGAATCTTGTGAACTTCCGGCCTCAAGTGCAACCAGGGCGAGAATTGACAATGTTCGTTATTTGTTCTAGGCAGCTCGTTGGTGCAGTGACGTAGCAACGGCGTTAACAAGCGGGCTTGTTCTCCATGAAATTCCGCTATCGTATCTCTCTGGCTGTGTTGATGCTGTTCATCCCCAGCGGCTCGTACGGCGCTCAGGCCACAATCACCTGGGAAGACGGGGCGTTGTGCCAATTCGAAATCAAGTTCGACCCGACGAAATATGATCGGGAGCGGCTCAAGAACACGATCGACGCCGCCTATGGGGATGATTTTTTTGGCACTCCATCGACGGCCATGACCATCGATGAGGATGGCAAGGTCACATCGAAGATTACGGAATACCAGCAGACGTGTGACCGTAAAAGAGATGTCGTGGTCAACCTGCCGCTTCTCGAGCTTCCCGGAGCCGAGGAGGCTCGAAGACTCAGTCTTGAACAACTGGAAGAGACTTGCAGATTCGAGGTGATCGAGGCGCGTGCGGCCCTAGGAGATCCGGCAGCGCTTCGCGAGTTTACACCATCGGCCGCACAATGCTCGGCGCATATCGACGCGTTGGAAGGAAAAGCCGACCTTCGTACGACATGGCGCAACGTGGTCAATTCCTACTGTCATAACAACGCCAGGCCGGATGCCTGCAAGGCCGAATTTTTTAGGGCGGAGACGAGGCCGAACGCTGAAACGCGGATGAAACAGGACGTTCTGACGTATGGTTGGGGCAATTGCACGACACGCTATCTGAAAACGGCGGACGTGCAGAAAGAGGCCTCGATCCGGGCGAAACTCGAAAAGGGGCTCCGGCGCCTGTTCAAAATCAAAGCCTACCCTTGTAGCGACTAGCCCGGTCGGGCGGCCGTTGTTGATCGTATCCCGCTCGCTCCCGCGTTTCTCGTCTCGGGCAATTCGCTCATAGCTGAACCATTGCAGATCGTCTAGCGCTCGGAAGCGTCAATTCCTGGCGTGTGCTCGCCGTGAGGCACACTCACATCTCAAATGGTGCAATCCGGGCGGGTCGTTGTCTTCTCGTCGATCTTCTCAATCGATTGACGGAGATCGCTGGCGCTTGTCCTTCGCAAACCATTCATCTCGGCCAATCCATGACTTTCAGCTGACCAGCGATCCTGGGCTACACCGTTCCCGATTGGGATGATCAAAGGAACAAGAGAATGGCAACCGATCCAATAATTCAACGACTGATCGATCTGTTTGAGCCACCAGAAGACGGCCATTCGGCGCTGCCATCGAGCGCCTTCGGTGCGTCCCGGAGCAAGGGTACAACTCCGCACGTCGGCTTCGATGTGAGCCGCGGCCGGGGCGTGCTGCCGCACGGCCGGGTGACTTCGCCTGTCTATGGTAGAATCAAGCAAGTTGATCCCAAACTCGGTCGCATTGTGATCGAGGAGTGGCACCCAGGCACCAAGACGCCGACAGGGTATGACGTTGAGATACTGCACACACAGACGCAGGCGGTCAAAGCCAAGGACGAGGTTAAGCCGACGCAGCAAATCGGTACGCAGGGCGACGTCGGCGCGCCGGGCGCATTCCACGCGCACATACAAGTTTTCCACGGCGACAGAACGCCGCTCAATCCGCTCAGGCATCTGTTCGAATATCATCATCCTGGCGAGCCTGTGCCGCCTCTGCCTGAGTTTGAACCGTTGCAGGTGCCGCCTCGCGCGAAGGCGGGCTCGGCGTCTCGTCCCGACACGCCGCGTCCGCCGGCGCCGGGTGTTCCACCGACACTGGACAATCCACGTGAGGCGCCTGCACCAGCGCTGCGAATTCCGCAGGACAGGCCAGGCAATGCTGGGCCGACACTCCTCCGACCTCCTGCACAAGCACGTTCATCCTCATCCGTTATTCCAGCGCCGGTGCCTGGATCAACCTTGCCGCCATGGTACTTTGATCGCGAAGGCTCGGCGAGCAATCCACCCAGCCTTGTGGATCGCTGGAATGCGCTAGCGCCGGCACCGCCATCGCCATCTCCTAGCATTGGTGGTTTCGCTCCGCCTGAACAGGCGAATAGCTTCAATGATCGGTTCGGCAATTGGAAATCCAACGCGCCGGATGGCTCCATCTCTTCGCCTGAGCCCGGAGCGTGGCCAGGAGGATTACCGGGCATGATCATGGACTACCTTCAACGCCAGGGCGAGCGGGCCTCTGGACGCTCCCAAGGGCCGCCAGCGGGGTTGCCTTCACAACCAGTTGCGCCTGGAGGGGCGGTTGATAGCCAGCCGGACCAGCAGGGTGGCTCTGTGATGGCCCATCCTCTTTCGTTTGCATCGCCGCCTCCTGACGACACGCAAGATGATTCGAGCGGTCTTGCCGGCTGGTTCGGCTCTAATCCCCTCGGTCGAATGCCACCTGCGAGGTTGCCGCGATCGGAGTCGTTGTTCAAGCCACTGCCGTTCATGACCGGCTCACTCGCCGGCAAGCCGGCGCCCGTCCTGGCTCAGCCGGATGTTCCATTTCCGCTCGAGGCCCTGCTTGCGCCCGATCGCGAAAAAGCCTTGGACGAGTGGAGCTCGGCCCGGCCGCGCCGCCAAGCCACTCCGCGCACAGCTGCTGCGCCGGATCGCGGAGGATCCCTCGTCGATTTGATGATGAATTACATTCGGTCGCCCAACGCGCAAGGCCCCGATCAATGGCAACGGCCTGCGTTCAATTCCGATGCGGTCCCGATGCCGCTCGTGCCGTCCTATGATGGGCCCTCGATTGACGGAGAGGACGATCCCGACGACCCGCACCAGGACTGGGCATCCATCCGCCGCCTGTCGCGCTTCCCGGCGCAGTGACGTATCGACAGACTGTATTTCACGATAGCGCCATTCTCGACAAACACGCCGACCCTGCGCGGATCGCGCCGGCGCCCGGCGAAGACGTCTCGCAAGACTTGCGAACCGGAGGCAATGCTTCCGCGCCATCGCATGGGCGAGATCTGAAACAGCCCCACAACCTGACCTGCGCCTCAGTGCATCGTGGACACGCGACCCGACGGTTGCGCGCACCGACACGCGCCGGCGTTACAAGGAACCATTCATGTCTCTACCAACCTCCACCTTCGTCACTTACCAGGCCGTGGGCAATCGCGAGGACCTGAGCGATATGATCTATCGCATCGATCCGGTCGATACGCCCTTCATGAGCGCCGCCGAGAAAGAGAAGGCGACTGCCGTTAATCACGAATGGCAGACCCAGGCCCTTGCGCCTGCCTCCGCCTCGAATGCACAGCTCGAAGGCGACGACCCCACCACCAATGTCACCACGCCCACCGTCCGGCTCGGCAATCTCTGCCAGATCTCCTACAAGGTCGCCGCCGTCTCGGGCACCCAGCAGGCGGTCGAGCATGCGGGGCGCGACAATGAGCTCGCCTATCAGGAGATGCTCAAAGGGCTCGAGCTCAAGCGCGACATCGAGACCATCCTGTGCGGGACCAATCAGGCCAAGAACGCCGGCAGCACGACCACGCCGCGCTACACGGCTTCGATCCTGTCCTGGATCATGTCCAATACCTCCAAGAGCACTTCGGGCTCACCCGCCGATCCGGTGGCGGCCGACGGCACCGGCACGCGGACCGACGGCACCCAGATCGCCTTCACCGAGGCGCGGCTGAAATCCGTGCTGTCCTCGATCTGGACCAATGGCGGCAAGCCTGGTGTCATCATGACGGGCGCCTTCAACAAGCAGGTGTTTTCCACCTTTACCGGCCGTTCAACCGCGATCGAGGATGCGAAGTCGAAGAAGATCGTGGCATCCGTCGACGCCTATGAATCCGATTTCGGCAAGCTGAAGGTGGTCGCCAACCGCTTTCAGCGGCCGCGCGATGTCCTGGTGCTGGAGACGGACAAATGGGCGGTGGCCTACCTCAACGGGCGCAACATGATCTCGATCCCTCTCGCCAAGACCGGGGATTCCGAACGGCGCGAGATCCTCGCCGAATATGCGCTGGTCGCCCGCAACGAAAAATCGAGCGGCGGCGTGTTCGACAACACCACCTCCTGATCGCTCGATAGCCTTCCATTCAAACAGGGGCGGCCTTCGGGTCGCCTCTTTCCTTTCGGAGATCCCCGGATGTCGCTTCCGAATAATCACACGCTTAATACGACTGATCTCACGGCCTACACGCCGTCCTGCGGCGCATCGCCCGTAGCCGCTTACATTCGTGCGCCCTGCCGCTGCCGGCTGCTGAAGGTCACCGGCATTCTCGGTGGTGCGCTCACCACGACGGACGGGACCGTAACGGTCTCCGCGAATTCCGCGACGCTTGCGTCCTTTGCGGTGCCGCAGGCCGGCTCCGCGGCGGGCCTGTTGTTCTCGGTCGTGCTGCCTTCGCCGACTTACCTGAACGAGGACGACGTGATCGCGCTCACGCCGTCCGGCGCCGGCGGGGCGAACATTCCAATGCATTTCTCGATCTCGGTGCGGGCCAACTGACATGGGCATCCAATATGTAGGAACTGGCCGGCTTGGGACGACGCAGAGCGTCGCTTATTCGACGACCGCCGGCACCATCGCCAATCCGGTGGGATCGCAAACCTATAAGGTGCGCGTGGTCTGCTCGAGCGACGCTTTTGTCCGCGTGGACGACAATCCGACGGCGACCGCCTCCGACGCGTTTCTTCCGGGCGGCGCGCCGGAATATTTCACGATCACGCCGGGGATGAAGGTGTCGGCCGTTCAATCGAGCACAGCCGGAACACTCTACGTGACGGAGATCAGCTGATGGCGTTCGCCCGGATCGGTGCGATGGGTAGGGGCTTCAGTCACCTCGGCGCCCTCGTCAAGAAGATCGCCATCTCGAGCGGCGGCTTCGTGCCGTCGCTTGCTTTCGGCGACCCGCGCAATTCGCAATATTTTTCAGTCGTAGGAATTTAGACGCGATGACAATCACGGTTAAGGATGCGAATGGCAATAATCAGACCGTCAAGGTGATTGACGATCTCGCTGCCGATGGCGGCCAAATCACGATCGGCGCGAAGGCCGATGCTGCCTATGCCGGCGGCGGTGGCTCGGCAAGTGTTGTCGCACTGCTCAAGGGTCTTTACAGCTCCACGATCACGCTGGCCCGCAGCTTCTATGCCTCACCCAACGGCAACAGCGTGCTGACTCACACCACGCTGGACAGCCTGTTCTCCGACGATTTCGGCGGCACTGCCCTCAGCGCCACCGGGTGGACCGTGGTCGATGGCGGCCTCGGTGCAAACCCGAATCTCGGAAATGGCGTCCTGACGCAGGCCAAGATCGGCTCCGGCATCACCGGCATGACGGACAGCGTCTCCGGATCCGCCCTGACCGTCAACATGAACACGACCCTTGGCGCCGAACGTTGGTATTTGTCGAACCAGGTGTTCGCCGGCAAAGAGGACATACTGGTTATCCTGTCGAAGTCCCAGGCGCTGGCGGCCAACTCGATCTTCATCGGTCTGGTCGAGGTCGACCCGACGACGCTTGTCCCGCTATTGAACCCAAATTTCGCCGCGGACAGCAATGGATCAGGCGAGTTCACCAATCGCGGCGGCTGCGAGTTCGGCTTGTCCGCGACCGCAACCGCCTATCAGGCAGAAGCAATCGGCGACAGCTCGTCGCTCAAGGCCGTGGGCGTCACGGGTGTCGCTACCGCATGGAGCACCACGCAGGAGTGCCTGATCGAAATCGATAGCCGCGACATTACGGTTTCGACAGCAAGCGTCGACAACACTACGGCCAAAGCCGCCGGCGCGTCACGCGTCTCGTCGCAATGCCCGAATGACAAGCGGCTTTACAAGCTTCTCATGCGATTCAAGAACCCGACGGCGCCGGCCTCCAGCACTGCCGTCACCATTCAGCGCATCATCGTAGTCGACAACTACGAGCAGCGCGTCCAGATATCAACGGGCGAGGGCGATTCGATCGGCCAGAAAGGCGTGCCGACGAATGTCGTCAACAGTCCGACGGTGACGGCTACGCTGGCCAGCGCAGCCAACGCGATGGGCCGGCACAAGCTGTTCTCGGCGGCAACAACCAATGCGACCTCGGTGAAAGCCGCTGCCGGCAAGCTGGTCGGGGGTGTCATTGCCAACATGACTACCTCGGTCCGCTACTTCAAGCTCTACAACAAGGCGAGCACGCCGACGGTCGGCACCGATGCGCCTGTCTACACATTTCCGCTGCAGCCCAACACCACTTACTACGTCGCGGATATGATCGCTATGCTGGGCGACCAGTTCAGCACCGGCATCGCCTATGCCATCACCGGCGGTCTTGCTGACAGCGATACCACGGCAATTGCGGCCAACGATGTCGCCGTCAATCTCGCCTACTTCTAGGGATACGACACATGGCGATTTGGCAGATCATGAAGGGCGGCGTCCCGCTCGCCGACACCAGCGTGGTACCGGCGATGAACCTGCTGTTCGATGATGGCGGCCTTGCGCAGCCCGGCGACGACAGCTTTTCGACCGCTGCGATCACGGCGCATGTGGCAACTCTGGGCGCGGTTGCGGACGCTTTCAACTATGTTGGCCCGAACCCGAACGAGGCGCCATGAGCAATCTGTTCTTGCGACCTCACTTCGGCGCTGATGGCAAGGGCCTCGCGATCGAACACATCCAGGATTGCGCACCTATCCTTGAATGGAATCACGAGGCCCGGCGGGACGATCAGCACGGCGAATGGGGGCGCCACGTCGCTCGCATCCCCAATGTGATCTACGTCAAATGGCTCAACGAGGAGCATGCCAGGGGCAACACCGCGTTGCGTCTCTTCACGGCCGAATTCGACGAGATCGTGCAAAAAAAACTCGCTGATCCCGAGTGGGCGTATTTGCGAACGGACCGGCCGAAATTGCAGGCCGGCTGGAATGCGGGGGCAGCGTGACAGAGATTGTCGATTATCCGTCGCTGCAAGCAGCGATCGCTGAATATCTGGCGCGGGATCAGGACACCACGCTGATCGCCAGGATTCCCACCTTCATTCAGCTGGCGGAAGCAAAATTCAATCGGCAGCTGTTCGTGCGCCAGATGGAGCAACGCGCCATCGCCGTGGTGGATCTCACCTCGAGCGAGCCCGAATTCATCGCGCTGCCAGCCGACTTTCAATCAATGCGCAGGGTGCGGCTATCAAGCGTGACAGGAAAGCCGCTCCTCGAATTCAGGTCCGGCACGCAAATGGACGAATACCGCTTCTCGACGGCGGATATCGCCGCGCAGCCGCGCTATTTCACGATTTTCGGCGGCGAGATCGAGCTCGCGCCGACGCCCGATGCTTCCTACACGGTCGAGATGATCTATCGGCAGAACATTCCGCCGCTGGCGTCGAGTGCCACAAACTGGCTGCTGTCGATGGCGCCGGATCTTTATCTGTATGGGGCGTTACTCGAGGCGGCGCCATACACCAAGGAGGACGGCCGCATTCAGACCTGGGGGCTTGGATTCACCTCAGCCCTTTCGGACCTGAACAATCTTGGGCTGACATCGACGTTCAATGGAGGTCCGATGACCGTACGGCCGTCCGGAAAGGTTTGGTAAATGGCAGCATTCAACAAGTTCAATTCGTTCGTGTCGGACCTCGCGCAGAAGATCCACAACCTCAATTCCGATACGTTGAAGGTTCTGTTGACCAACACGGCGCCGGTCGCGACCAATACGGTGAAGAGCAGCATCACTGAAATTGCGCCGGCGAACGGCTACACTGCAGGAGGTGCGGCTGCCGCTTTCGTGTCAGGGACCGATACGTCAGGCGTCTACAGGCTGATCCTTTCTCCCGTCGCCTGGACCGCGTCAGGAGGTTCGATTGGGCCGTTTGAATGGGCGGTTCTCTATAATTCGAGCGCCGCGAACGGCAACCTGATCGGCTGGTGGGACTACGGCACCTCGATCACCTTGACCAACGGCAACACCTTCACGGTGGCGCTGGATCAAACCAATGGCGTTTTGACGTTGCAGTGACATGGCCGCATTCCTCGATCTCTGCCGGTTTGTGCCGACCGCCGGGGGCACGACCGACTGGACCTATTCAAGCATCGTCGCCGGCTGTCAAAGCCCGTCCCAGGCCGGCGCCGTCAATGGCGTGAACTACAAGGTTTACGCGGTCAGCGCGGATCTGACGCAATGGGAAATCGCGCAGGGCGCATATAATGCGTCCACAGCTACGTTTCCGCGGAGCGCCGTCTTGTACAATTCGAGCGGGACGGGGACGGCGCAGGGCGGTGCGGGGACGCTGATCAATTTCAGTACCGTCCCGCAGGTCGCCATCGTCGGACTCGCGGAAGATCTGCTGTCTTTCGATGTCGCGAACAGTTTCACGGCGGCGCAGCAGCTGCAGGCACGGACCAATCTCGGCATGTCGAGCGAGATCGGCAAGATCGAATGGTGGCCGTGCTCCGATGTTCCGGCGGGGCGGCTTCGGGCGGACGGAAGCAGCTATTCACGCAGCACCTACGCGAACCTGTTCAGCTACCTTGTGAAGGCTGGGGCCGCGAGCTTTACGAACGGCTCTGCAAACGTGACGATGACGGCGCATGGCCGGTCAGTCAACGATCCGATCAAGCTATTCACGACGGGTAGCCTGCCAACAAATTTCACGGCTGGTACGCATGGGCTCGTGACCTCTGGAACGGTGTACTACGTCAAATCTGTGATTGACGCCAACACGGTCTCTCTCTCGGCCACACCCGGCGGCGCCGCGATCAGCGCGGGCTCAGCGGGCTCGGGTACGCAAACCTGGGTATGCGCGCCACATGGCGATGGAGACGGCTCGACGAGCTTCACGGTGCCCGATTATCGGGGCGACTTCCTGCGCGGCCTCGACAACGGTGCCGGGGTTGACGCGAACCGTTCCGTCGGATCGGTGCAGCTCGACGCCATGCAGGGCCACGCGCATACGATTCCGATTTTTCAGAGTAATGTAGGCACCACGCCGTACAGTGCGGCGATCACCGGCTCGCTTCCGACTGCGGCGGGCGCTATCGGTTCCAGCTCCCCTGTTTCTGACGGCACCAACGGCACGCCGCGGACCGCAACTGAGACGCGCCCGCGCAACGTCGCGGCTCTCGTGACCATCAGATACGCGGCGTAGCAAATGTCACTCCTTGGCTTTGACGCAATTGGCCGATGGGCTCTCGGCCAGCTTCCAATCAGGGGCAATGCAGCACTGATTGCCGGCGTTGGCGCCTTCGTGGAAACCGGCGAAATCACCTCATTTTCGGCTGCAATCCTGGAGCCGCCAGGCGTATTGGCGTTCACGCCAATTGCCGGTGGTTTCACAATCAAGGAGGTGCCGCTGGCTGGGGCCCTTGGCTATGCTGGCCTCGCCAGTGCGTTCACGGTTTCCGGAGCAATGAGCGCTGCAGCCTACGCATTGGCCGGAGCGGCTTCCGTCGATTTCATCGGCGAAGCCGCAATGGCGGCGGGCAATTTCAGTGCGGGCGGCGTCCCAGCGACATTCAACCCGAGTTTTTGGCTTTCCGCTGGCGCCTATGCGGAAGTCGGCATCGCGGCAACGTTGACGCGGGATTTCATCAATTGGCTGCCGCTGAGATTTGAAGCTGATAATTGGAGCGTGGAAACAGCGCCCAGCTCCAACTGGAGCGTGGCGGGCTCACCGCCTGGCTCCTGGGCCAACAGCAGCACGCCTTCGTCTGCATGGTCCCAATACGTGCTGCCGTCCGGCGCTTGGACGGTTGATGCTGCGCAGACGATACCGCCGGCGGCGTCCGACTAACTTCCACTAACCACTTTTACGAGTGCGCGCTTGGGCGGGAGCCGCCCAGGACAGCATCGCCATGGATTGATGACAGATGCCCTTGCTTCAATACGCGGAATACAAGCCAGATGTCAGCGACTATGAAGGCACAGCCAGCAAGAACATCCTGAATGTGATTCCCCGCGGTGACGGCTATGGACCCTTTCCATCCTTCTCCGCTTACACGTCGGCATTGCCGTCGGCTTGCCGCGGGGCGTTCTACGCCTTGAAATCGGACGGCACGGTGATCACTTTCGCCGGAACCTCCACCAAGCTCTACAAGCTCAACAACACCGATTACAGCTGGACCGATGTCTCCAGCGCAGGATCCTCTTACTCCGCCCTGTCATCCGGCGCGCAATGGCAATTTGCCCAGACCGGGAACCTGGTGTTCGCGACGCAAGCCAATGCGCCGCTGCAGGTGTTCGATCTCACCACATCGACCGCCTTTGCGAATGCGTTGGGATCGCCGCCGCAAGCGGCCTATATCAGCGTTGTCGGGCGCTTCCTGGTGCTTTCGGGACTGCTCTCGACGCCCTATCGGATCCAATGGTGCGGGCTTAACAACTTCAATTCGTCCACCTCCTGGGACAACCTCACGGCCGGCGCCGATTACCAGGATTTTCCCGATGGCGGCATCGTCCGCGGCGTGGCTGGCGGCGAGGCCGGCATCATCTTTCAGGACCTGGCGATCCGGCGCATGTCCTACGTGCCGGGCTCGCCGATCATCTTCCAGATCGATCGCATCACCCAGGACAAGGGTCTGTTTGCGCCTTACTCGATCATTCGCGCCGGCGAACGGATATTCTTCTACGCGGGCCAGGGCTTTCACAAGATCGAGCCGGGCGGCGTGCCCGAGCAGATCGGGCGCGAAAGAATAGACCGCACCTTCCTTGATGATCTCGACAAGGGAAATCTGCAGCTCTTCATGGGCGCGGCCGATCCGCGCTCGACGCGGGTCTATTGGGCGTACAAATCCATCTCAGGTCAGGCCGGATGCTACGACAAGCTCCTGGGCTATGACGTCCTGCTCGATCGCTTCTTTCCCGTGCAGATGGCGGGCGAATACCTGCTCGGCATCTCGCAAACTGGCTTGACCCTTGAGAGCCTCGATTCACTCGCACCCGGTGCGCTTGCGATCACAGGCGCGGCGAACAACGGCTCCGGCCTGATCCGGCTCTCCGTCGCGTCCACGGCGACTCTCACCACGGGCGCAATCGTCTCAGTCAGCGGCGTGGTCGGCACCGTTGAAGCAAATGGCGAGCACTGGAGCATTACGGTGGTCGACCCCACGCATGTTGACCTGCAGGGGTCGACTTTTGCGAATGCGTATGTGTCCGGCGGGATCATCGGCGGCTCGATCGATGCGATGACCTTGAGCCTCGATGCCTACCCGACCGCGGTGCAGCCGGAGATCGCGCAATTCTCAAGCGCACATGTGCTGGGCTTCTTTCGCGGGACCAGCCTCGAAGCGACGCTAGAGAGTGGCGAGCAGGGCACCGACGACAATCGCATCACCATCCGCGGCTTCCGCCCGATCACCGATGCGGCGACCCTGTACGGCTCGGTATCCTATCGCGATACGCTATCGGCGACTGCGGTCAATGGCACCGAAGTGCCGGTCAGCGCGAGGACCGGCCGCTGTGACGTCAGGCGTGATGCCCGTTACGCGCGCTTTCGCGTGCGCATTCCGGCGACGACGTCGTGGACATTTTGCGCGGGCGTCGTCCCCGATCTCGTGCCAGGCGGTGCGCTATGACGGCCTACGTTCCGGGTCTGACCGAGACCGACTTGCGAAAGATCGTGCTTGCGCTCCAGCAGCTCGCGGCGGGTCGATCCAATGCCGTCGGCAGCGTGACGCTTGCGCCGAACGCGTCGACCACCACGGTGACC